AACCCAGGCAAGAGAACCGGTGACTATCCGAGAGTGTACTGGCTTGAAGACCAGTTATCCGGCGATCAGAGTACAGTTCATGTAGACGGCAGCTCAAGTCGTCCCCCGATGACCTGTGCTAAAATACTGCGACCAAAACCGGGCAAAAGCGCGCCCGGGTCGACCCCTGCACCTTTGGGGTTGGCTGGCTACACGTGATGGCGGTTGTGAGCTTCCGACCGCCATCGAGCCGGGTGGAGCCCTGCTACCTGTGCCACCGTTGGATGTTCGATCATCTGACTTATGAGCACTGTGTAGGGCGACGCTCGGCTCAAGACGAGTTTTGCTTCCTTTTGACCTTGCAGGTGGGACGAGACCGCTCGCACGTTGCTACATGTACGCAGCGAGTGATCGAGTCCCTCCGGGTGTTCCGCCCGGTGCCATGCACCACAGAGAAGGTCTTCTTGACCGCGAGCGAAGTGGATCTGATGCGGCGATCCGGCGGTGCCGGGTTGTACGCAGGTGCGCCCTCGACTACTTGTGATGCCAACACGCATTTTGCGACGTATCGGCTTGACAAGAAGGGACGAGCAGGCGATCCTATTTCTATCGCGGCCTTGGACCAGCTCTTCGGTTACTTGGCATCGGTCATCATGAGCGGACGCCATGCTGACGCTTCGCGTTGCTGTTTTACCTCCTCGGGCATAGGCATGCAGTCGCTTGTGCCCGTCAAGTTCACCCCACGGGAGACGCCAATCAGCCAGGTGTCCGACGACCCTCCATCGGGCCCGCAACTCGAAGCGGAGCCACCGGTCGTCGACGCCCACACCACGACTTGCAAGTTACCGGGGCTCGAGTTGAAGTTCGACATCAACGAGAAGCCCGACACACCGCCGCTGGCGGTACGGTTTCTTCCGCAGATCGAGGAGAGGTTGTTCTGGCTGAACTCCCAGGCGAATGTGGAGGCGGCTATCAAGGGCCGCATCAAGGACCCCCATGTGCCAATGAGCATGACCGACATCGAGCTGAACCAGCTCAAGAAGGTCGCTCAGTCTTTGCGGGACGAAATCAAGGCCGACGAGACCTTGATCGACAAGATCATCCAAGACAAGATCGGCGTCAAAGGGTGGGCGAGCAAGAAGTGGAGCTATACTCGCGCGAATCGCGCATTGAGTACGCTCTTCATGGAGTTCGCACCACGGTACACTTTCGACGCAGCGATCAAACTGGAGCCGTCCAAACGGGGGAAGCCGCCACGGCTCCTCGTGTCGGACGGCGACAGAGGCCAGGTAATGGCCTGGGTGATAGTCGGTACCCTGGAGGCATGGTTATTCAAGCGACACCGCCACCGATCGATCAAAGGCTTGCCGAAGGTCGAAGCGATGCAGCGAGTTGTCAAGGACTTGAAGCACAGAACGGATCCTGTGATGATCACCCCTGACTCGACCGCCACGCTCAACTTAACTGCCGCCATCGTAGAAAACGACGGCTCAGCTTGGGACGCATGTATGAGTCTCGCCCTGCGCGAAATCGTGGAGAATCCAATCATGGACGACGTGGCTAAGATGGTGGAGAAATACCTCCTCTCAGAAGCCGCTCCCGACTTCGTTGCTGCGCGGCTGGACGCAAACAAGCTCAAGATGCTCACCATCTCCCTGCGTAAAGACAAGGGGAGTTCGGACGCGTCGAAGGCATTAGGATGCGATATCCCAAAGGGCAAGTGTTGGCGCGTCGTTATAGACGCAATTCGCCGTAGTGGGTGCCGGGGCACTTCGGTGCTCAACTTCCTAGCAAACCTTACGTGTTGGTGCTGGGTAGCAGGAGGAGAGAACGCAGCGAAGCTGATCAAGCAGAACGGTCAGAAGGTATCCTGCGTCGATGGACTGGTGCGTTTCGTCAAGATGGCCTACGAGGGCGATGACTCAGTGTTATCATTTCGTTGCCCGAGTGCTCCATCTCAGAACATGACGGACGAGTATCTGGCGAGTATGTCAGCACGCTGGACAAAGCTGGGGCACCGACCCAAGCTGTTCTGGCGTAAACCGGGCGGCGTTGCCGAGTTCACGGGGTGGCACTTTGCGGTCACCGATACCGGACTCGATGGCAAACTCTGCGCGCCGGACTTGGTCCGAAACCTCACCAACATAGCCTACACCACGAACAAGGTGGCGATCACGGCAGCGTTGGAGGGCAACAAGGACAAGTTCATGCGCGCTGTTGCGCCTGGAATAGTGGCCAAGTGCTACCCGTTGGCACGCGTGTACCCTCAGATGGCACGCCTGCTCTACCGGGAATTTGGCAACTATGTTGACACAAACGCCGAGCTCTCGTTGGACGACCTCCACCGTCTGGACCTCAATATTGAGGACTTCCATTTCGGCGAGGCGCACGCAGACCACGATGTGGACGCAGAGATAGAGCGAAGCACCCTTCGTGTTGGGACTATCGTTGAGCGGTTCCGTCAGGAACTCGCCCGAGGTGACCCGGATGAAGAGAAGAACCGTGCCGTGCAGTTGGGAGTCTGCCCTTCGGCGGACGCCTACGTGGCGTTGCTCGGCACGGTCGAAGGAGGCTTCAAAGTTGGCGCAGACAACACTGGTTTCGCCGACCTCGTCTTCAAGCACTGCTTACCCACAGCAGTGTCCCTAGCGACACCAGCCGCTACGGCCCCGGCAGGGGCCGGGGTGTCGCCTGTGGTATCACCCACAACACCTCCGCCACATGACGTCACCGCCGCGCCGGTTACGGCAGCGGTTGTCGCAAGCGCTCCGGTCCCCGGAGCTGCGGCGGCACCTGCTGCTGTTGCCCCGGTGGTAGCGCCAGGAGGGGCTCCAGGGTTGACGCCACAAGGTCGCAATCAGCGATCGAGGAATAGGCGCGCAGCAGCGAAAGGCGCAGCACGGCCCCCGGCCGTCGCGCAGCCACCGCTGCCTCCGCCAGCCGCGCCTCCACCGAGGCCGGCACCGCCGCCGACCGCGCCCCCACCGGGGCCGGCTCCGCCGCCAGCCGCGCCTCCACCGAGGCCGGCTCCTCGATGAGCTGCTCGACCGGGACAGCGTGCATGTACAGGAGCCATACTGGGCTCAGCTCCCCGCCACCTTGCGGCGGGTCGAGCCTTTACATTTTTCCAAGGGGGCGCACTGGGAACCAGGGGTTACCCTCCCGGTGTGAGTAGAGAGCGCCGTCGGCACAGAGCACAGGCTGCCTGGATGCCGGGTGACCCAAGCCATTTTGGCGGCTTAATTTTCGGTCACGGTCGGTTCGTTTTTAGCGCCATTTTGGCCTTTTTAGCGGCATTTTGCCCTTTTGAACCATGACTCGGTGGAAAATAGGGAGGTCCGTCCCTGCTCTCCGAATTACCTTCCTCATCTTGCTTCCCAGGCAAGGTGTACGAGCCAATTCGCGGGTGCGTTCCAGCGCACCGAAGGTGAAGGCCAGTGACCCCCCATTACCTGTGGAAAGAGGGGCACCACCACACGCCCTATCGGAACGAAGGCGACCTTGGAGACGATCCTGCCCATTAGTCTCCCTGGAACCCGAGGTGTGTGAGTGAATGGTACGGCCGTGCGTTGGGGTCAGGGACCCCATTTTGGTGAGACAGTCGCGCGGTGGCAATGCAACGCGACGTGCACCCCACGTAGGTACATTGCAATGGGTGGTGTCTTGCACGGGCACCAGGGCTATCTTTTTCTTTTCTGACCGGGACCAAAAGCAAAACATATGTTGCTGTGCTTTTCCGTTTGGTTAGTGCCAGGTCTTGCTCGCAGCCTGGTGCGAACTGCGAGGATTGTTGCATACGGTGACATGTAAACAAGAGTCCCCCGCTGCTGTTTTTCCTGGTCAGGGCGTGATTTACGCGTCCGACTCACACTTGCGAGATGGTGTTCACTTACAGGCAAACGCAGGCACTCGCTGCCGCCGCCCCTGCCGCGCGTCAGGCGATGCGGAAGTTGTTTACAGGCCAGAACTCTGGGTCCAATGGTACCGCTCGTCCCCGTCGGGACCGGTGGATGAACACCACTGCACTCCAGAACGCGCCTAGATCGAGCAACTTACCGCGTGGCCAGAAGCCCGACATGTCCGAGGGCAATTGGGCCCAAACTCCAGCGTCTTCGAATGTCCTGGCCCCGCGGGGTTTCGGATATTATGATGCGTTCGAGCACGACCCCTTTAGCGTCGGGACACACATGTCGATTGGGCCGGCTACGCCGGTCGTTGGCGCGACGATCGTTTCGGAGGGTCTTGTCACCACTCCCCCAGGCAGTCTCACCGGCATCGGGCCGGCTGCAGGCCTGGAGGGTGGTGCCGTCCTCCTCATCGTCATGCCTTCGACTGGCGGCACTCAAGCGATCGCGTATCGCTGTACCCTCGGAGTTGGTGGCTACTTGACCACCGACCTTATCTCTTGGACGGGATACTCCAGCAAGCAGCTCCTATCGGATGCACCGAGCGACGCCATTCCCACGCGTTGCTCGTTGCGGATCCGTAATTGGACGCAGCACGTTGGAGTGGGGGGTATCGTGCGCGTCCTGCGTATGACCACTGGCGTTGCATTGGATGCATCTGAGACGACGAACGGCGAACTCGCGTCCCTCATGGAAGGTATCAGGTCCCATACCAGGACCAGGACCTATGGGGGCGAAGAGCTGTTGGAGTCGCATCAGAAGAACTGCACCGTGGTCGACCAGAGTAAGGCAACATGGTTTAGCGACTGGAATTCGGTCACGCCTAACAATCTGCTCCCTTGGACAGCCGCTGAAGGCTGGGACCAGACAGGCGTGTCGTCTTCTTTCACGCGACAACTACATGACCCCGCGTACACTCCTATCGCGATTTTGTTTGAACCCTTCGTAGCCGCAGTGTCCGGAGGGGTCGTAGGCAACAAATACGAAGTGAGTGTGCGCAGTCAGTTCCTTGCTCATTACACCCAAGGGTCGATGCTCGCCAACATGGCGATATCACCTCCATCTGTTCCTGACGCCCTTACGAAGCACCGCGATGCTGAGGAGGGAAAAGGGTCTATATTGGAGAAGCTCGGGGGTGCACTACGAGATGGCGCGAGTTGGGCTTGGAACCAGAAGTCCGACATCATTCCAGCAGGTTATGCTGCTTGGAAATTCGCCGCGCCGTTTCTCAAGGGAGCATCAAAACTCGCGATGCTGTGAGCTGTGACGTGTTTTTCGTGCCAAGTGGGCCTACCACTTGTCCCGTGCTGTAGAGGTGTTGTGGAAGCGGGAAAGCCGTCCCTTAATGTGAGAAAGCACTTCCATTCAACACCTACCGGCCAGAAGGTCAGCTGTGGATGATATCCACAAGTGGGTCACGCTCGAGAGCGGAGACTGTTGTTCAGCAATGCGGTTGTAGAACAACAGAATCTGTATCTCGCGTGAGTCCGCTTGCCGCTGAGGACGTTATGCAGGCGATGCGTTCGCTAGCGTGACGGGCCGAGGCTCATTCGTAGCTGAAAGCGGGTGTGACGAACCCGGCCGGTTGTACAGAGGCCCCCCACTTTACCAATGGGGGTCTTCAAGTTGGGCTCGTGCCAGAGCCCCTGGTTTGGTATACCAGCGGTAGATGCACCGAAAAGCACCCCTCCGACTCGGTGGCACCTGAGTCGAAGCCGGAC